GACTGCAACCGTTCTACCCACTCGTCACACACTGCGCAGCCCCACTCATCCACGCCTAACCGGTTAAAATATCCATCACTGTTGCTTTGTACACCGCCAACAGGTCCTTATCAACTCCTTCAGGTGGTACATTCACTACAGGCATCATCAGTTCTAACAAACGCAAATCAGTCTGACTCATCATCTCTCGCGAAGCTCTAGAACGCAAAACTTGCCCCCTGAGTTCAGGAATCGGTACGCCGGCTGCAGAGACATATCTCGCATGCTCTAATGCCTCAGCTCCATAACCAGGACGAAGCATCGCGTAACCTCCAGATTCTCGCTCCATAATAGTCCTTTTCCTTACGTATGTGCGAATTCTCTCCTCCTCGTTACCCAATGAAAAATTATCAGGCATAGAAATCTGAGGTCGAGGATAGATGACTGAGACCTCGTTAGACTCAGGAGCAACTGACTCAATTTCAACTCCACGAAGATGAGAAGGAATGGACTCATACATCACCTTCGCTCTGCCCTCACAAATCTTTACTGTATCCGAGTCTAGCAACTCTTCTGGATCAGGCGCCTGACTAGGAGCAACACGCTCACACTCTCGTACCAATGCCTTGCGTAAAACAGTCTCTCGCGTCAACTGAGTACCAGGGAACGGCAAAACATTCTGCGGCAATGGTTGAACAATTACACTAGTACGATATGATTCAATATCGCACGCTGGAACAAAACACTCTTCCATAGACCGATAATAAGGCTTCAATTTTCTTTTCTCTCTCTCTGCTCGACGCCGCGCTTCCGTTGGTCTAATCTTTCGCGCACGCTGAGGCAAGGGAGAGGGGGCACAATGGGCAGAATCGGTGTTCGGCTTATGATTGGCGGATACATCCATTGCCGTTTCGGGAGGGGCATCACTTTGAGACATCGAGACTTCGTCCTCCGACTCTGAAGCTACTGACAAATCCTTCGCCGCATCTATAGGCAGTGTAGGGCCATGAAGAGGTGTACTGACCGAAGTAACCCAATCTGTACTGAGCAAGGACTGAAGCAAAGACGAGTCGTCAGTACACGTATCACATGGACTAGATTTGGGTCGAGCACTTGCACGGTTTCCTTCGTCCTCAGGTGGCTCATCTCGACTATACGATGTTGATGCTTTGGCACTCGTCATCCCAGTCACAATCACTGGAGCCCTAGAGAAATCTGGAGGGGGTATCGAGTCTAGGGACAAGGTTTCAGTCTGGTGGGTCACCTCATCCATTGAACCTTCTGTTGGGTCAGAGCTCTCTTCCTCATCCTCGCTAGGCGCTCTCGCTCCCATCACTTGGTGCCGGTCCATAATCGTCACACGTTTGAATAGCACAAACAAGCCTCCGTCATGCTCTTCACTTCTTACCCACGAGCCATGAATCAAAATCGCTTCTTCAGAATCTTCAGGACAAGGAGGTGGTATCAAAGGGCAGAAAGCATATCTGTTGAAATCAGTGCCAAGATGTGCAAAAGACTCCTTGTAGTCGACCATTTTCATCCAACGTTGCTCGCGCTGCTCGAATTTTGCCAAATCAGCGTCTAGAGAGGCAACATGAGTGGATGCCAATGCACCAACTTCACTAATGAAAATCAATCCATAGGATCGAGCTAGCTGACGCCATGGTTCCTCAGGTGTTCGATTCAAACCAACAGCTTGACAGAATTCCACGATAGTGCCCAGCTTCCAGTTCGATAAAATTTCTTTTTGCTTAAGTGACACAGGAGCAGGGTTTGAGGGGCTGGCAACAAAAGATGGAGTACTTTTCTGTTCTTTGCAGGCGTTGTAAAGTGCATGGTACAAACCTCCTTCTTCAAGATACTGTATAATTTCTGTGTCTGTGTCTGGGCCAAACCAATTTTCATAATCAACCGACTTAGATGTGACTATAAATTTAATTTTCTTGACTTTTCCTTTATCTCTTTGATCAAGTTCACGAACGTGTCGTTCACTTACAGCATAGAGTTTGTTTTGAGATATTTGATCACTCAGATTGGACAAGTTGCTTGTTGGTAGGATTGTGTATACTTTGAGACCATTTTGTTGAATCACTGACATGCCGAAGGCGTCGATAGGAAGTCGAGCTGCCATGTTCGTGATGTGGACAAAATGTC